GGTTTATACTGTAAATATGTCCCGCTTTGAAATTGCAGAAGGTGTCCCTTAAGAAGTCGCCTTCTGCTTTATTTTTTTGCTATCTCTAGTTCCTTAAATCGCACACTGTTATATATTCTCTTTACAATATATAGATAATATGGTATTCTTAAGAAACCATATCTCTTATTAAATATGCAGGGCTGATTTTATATCATGCCCTGCAACTTTTTTTGCATAAGAAAAGACACCCAAAATTGAGTGCCTTTAATTTAAATATTTAATTTTTCATATTTTTCCATTACTTTTAATCGATTTTTTATTCTTGACACGGTGTCTAGTTCTTCAAGTTTTTGCTTTAACTTTATAAGCTCATCAATTACTGGTTGTATTTCATAAGAAATATTCTTAAAAGTTACAGTATTTGTCCTGGGATTATAGTTTCTTAAATAAAAGTTTTTACCAGTATCTCTTAAACTACTCAGATCAGAAATATTATTGTCGAAATAAACGCCATTACTTTTTTCATAGTTAGATATAAAATCATCTAGATGTTCATCAAAATGTTCAAAGCAATTTCTTATTTTTTTGTCAGCTAAAACTGAGTCTTCTTCTAATTTTAGATTTTCTCTAAGAAGTACAGCTCTTTCCCTATTTGTTCTTCTGCTTTTGGGACTAGGATATAAAATTTTAGATATATTTGCTGCTGATATTAACAATGATTGAACCGAATACCAAAATCTTTTGCTGTTGCTACCCTTTTCATTTAACTCTGCTTGAATATCTTCAAATGCAAAGAAAACAAACTCTATCTGTTTGCTAATTTCCTTAAAGAAAAATTTGTTATTCAAACCACTCACACCCCTTTCTCAAAAACAACTCATAATTTATATTATCTCCTGATATTTTATTACATCTCTCCGTCTATTAAGAAGCTTAATTCTTTTACAGAATTCTTTCCTACATCTTACCTATAATACTCATCTTTATAT